CCCATGATTTTATTTCTAAAACCTAATGTTACGCTGGATGAATCAACTTGTGAAATAGTTACAGCATCGTCTGCTATCTTTGCAGTTGTAACAGCGTCATCATTTATCTTTGCAGTTTCAACCGCACTTGTTCCTAATTTGTCGGTAGTAACTGTTCCGTCTGAAATTGTGCTAATTATACCTTCAGAACCTAACTGATAAACTTGAATGTTATTTGTGCCAGATGATGGTGCCGATGTAAATGTGATTGTAGAACCACTTACTGTAAAAGCATATGAACCGCCTTCTCTTTGATAAACATTATCAACAAAGACTAAAAAGAATTCATCGTCTGTTGAAGCAGGTGTTTTTGTTAATGTAAATGCAGTTGTTGAACCATCACCATTGAAATTATCAATATGAGACGTTGTGAATGGTGAGTTGCCAATATATGAATTGTTTAAATCAACTCCTGATGGTGTATTTCCTATGTATGACATCTATAATATCCCTCTACTATTTTTTTTAGGTAACGTCTTCGAGTATTGAAGCAACTACATCAATTGTTGCGGCAGAAGCATATACTTGAATTTTATCATCACCGTTCAATACGATTTTCTGACCTGATACAACTTTTAGTGTACCTCCTGATGGAACTGGTGCCTCTTTTGTTAAAAAGTAACCTGCTGTTCCTGAACTATCGTATATTTTTACAGATACATCAACTGAAGATGACCCTGTGTTACAACAATCTAATTCAACACAGATTGAATTTACTGCTGAACCATTGTTTGCTGTGTATACATCAGTTGGTGAACCAGAACTTGTGCTTATGCTTGTTGCAAATGCGTTTTTAAAATTGTTTGCCATGAATAAATCCTTTTGTTTTTAGTCTTTATAGTTATTATTTATAAAACATTATAAACTGTTTTTCAATAATTTTATCCCAATGCAACAGAAACTGCTATGCTAAAACCTTGCGTAGAAAGTTTTCCATCTTCTGCTGGTAAAGTAAGCGTTCTATCTGTTGATGGATCTTCAGGTGTCAAAGTTATTTCAGCGGCATCGTCCGTTGCACCTTCAAACACAATTGAACCGCCAACATTTACATCACCGGAAGTTGTTACAGTTGTGCCATCAACGTCACCTGTAACATTTCCAGTTACGTCACCTGTAACATTTCCTGTAAATGTACCAGTGATTGTTTTGTTTGTAAGTGTCTGTGTGGCATCTTCTAAAACAAAATCATCGGTTGGTAATGTTGTGGCAGAACCACTTACGTTACTAAGTTTTGTATAGATTTCAGTAAAGTTATCATTTATCTTGTCACCGCCGGTTCTTAATGAATCACCAGTGCCGTCATCTGCTGTTGAACCAATACCTACTGTTTGCTTTGACATATTTTATTATTTCCTGTTATTATTTATTTATTTATATCAACTATTTTTATCAAATGTTACCGTTACGTCATCAAAAGTTGAAGCAGTTGAATCAAAAATATAACTTCTGGTTCTTGTAACATTGACAGTTGAAGGTGGCGGCACATTTATTTTTGTTGTGTATGCAGAACTTGGTATGTTACCGCTACTATCAGAAACTTGATCTATTCTGTAACTACCAAAATCTTGTATTCTGTACGCATCTGAATAATTATAATAAAGACTTTTTTTCCTATCGATTCCCGGATAATTTGCAACATCTGATTCAGCACTTTCACCTCTCGCAAATGCGTATTTTGCTAACAAGTCTAATGTATGACCAGTCGATGAGATTGAACCAGTTGTGCCAATATTCAACTTGACCGATGAACTTAATGTAAGTTCTCTCTTACTAGATGGCACATCAGATGACGAATCGTAACCAACCTGTGGTGTAGAATTTAAAGTTGTGCCATCGGTATCTGTACCAAGTCTTCTCGCAAAGACTGTTTGTATTATTGCATCGAATGTGCTTGCAAGTTCAGGTGTGAATGTTTCACTACTTGTATTGTCTGATACTTCGCTACCAGTAATTGATTTTATTTTAGCACTTACCAATGTGCTTGTAGTCAATTGACCAAACAAATTCCAACCAGAAGGGTGAATTGAATTTTTGAGTAACGATCTCCATTTGTCAGTTGATTGATCAACCTTTACAACATATGAAAAATCTTGATAAAAACGATTGTCTTGTAAAAAGTTTGAAGGATTCGATACACGACCTTTTTCGTTTATGAATTTACCAGATTCATTTCCAAGATAACCAACCGATGAAGTGCCAGATGCAGTATTATCAATAGCAATTGTTGCCGTTGCACCGCCGGTATCTGTGATTGTATCACCTACTATAAAATCATCTGTGCTATCGACGATTAGTATTTGTCTATCACTATCATACGAAACTACTGTTCCTGTATGTGTTGTAAGTGTATTGTCCTTTGTAAAAGTTCCAGTAATATCTTTGAGTCTGAAATTTTTATCAAAATATATTGCAGGTGCCGATGTGTAATTCAAACCAAAGTTTTTTGGATCTATTTGTTTTACTGAACCAACACCAGATGTTGAAATAGTTAGAACCGAAGCACCTGAACCGCCTGAAGTTGTGATTGATGAAACCAAAGGTAACTTATTATAATTTTTACCTCTTTTGATTACACGAACTTTTGTGATTTTTCCAACTTCAGATGCGCCATCTAAACTGTCTATCGTTTCTTCTTCAAGAACGATATCGGTGCCAAAATAAGTGTCACCATAAAATGCTTCACTACCAGATTCCAATTTCATATATTGTGTATCTGTGTATGTAACTTTGATGTTATCTAAGTTTGCAGGTGCCGATGAAAATGTTAGATTAGTGCCTGAGACTGTAAAACCTGACGATTGAACAGCAGTATTCAATTCAATTTGAACTTGATATTCAGTAACTTCTCTATTTAATTTGAATACTGTTGTTGAACCGTCACCTGTAAAAGATTCATAGTCGTCTTCCATTGCGAATGAACCACCGACAACACGAACCTTTGCTTCGGCACCTGTTCCGTTTGTGTCGTCTTCATTGAAGTTCAATTCGTCTCCGATTGCATAACCAGAACCGCCGTCATCAATCAAATAATTGTCAATACCGCCGTCACCGATCAAACCAACTTGCAATTTTGCAAACCCATTTCCGGCAGACGCAATATCAATTTCGTCTTCTACATTATAGTTGTGACCTGACTCTGTAATTGTCGCACCTGTGATAATACCTTTCACAGTGAATGTTATAAATCTATCTGTGACATTTGATATTGCCGTAACTTCTTCACCTACACTAAATGTCCCAGTTGATAAATTATCATCGATCACTGCCTCAATAACAGTGTCTTGACCTTCAGAAAAACTAATTACGGTTTCTACGACCGCAGTTGCGTTTGTTGTTTTACCAGTTATTTTTTCACCAACCATTTCATTGGCATTTGACTCACCAACTGCTGTCAGTCTTATAACTTTATTTTTTACCCATCTACCATCAGATGGTTTGAGTATTTTTTCTCTCGGATATTCTATTGTAACATCTTGACCAAAAAGAATTCTGAAAAAATATTCATGACCTCTTTTTGTACCTTTTGCTTCGTAAAGATTTTTTATGTTTTTTGTAAGTTTTCTTTTGTCAATACCTTCTACTAAATTTTCAGGTATTGTTTGCAAATACATATCACGAAATCTTTTTAGGAATTCATCAACCGTTTCATCGACATCAACATAATCAATCAATTGATGTATGTTTTGAACTGGATTGCCTTTATAACTTACAACGGTTGCGGTTGCGCCTGAAGTTGAACCAGTGATTGTCTCACCAACCATGAATCTTTGATTAGCACGAATAAATACTTTGTTGTCATTAATAATTTTTTCTAAAACAACAGTTGAAGTTGCGTTTGATGTAGAACCTGTAACAGTTTCACCGACAACGAAAATGCTTGAGTCTTCTGTTAGAAATAAACTATCATCTTGATTGATAACTTGATTTGATGTATTTGTTTCAAGTGCAAGCGTTGAAAAATCTGCATTGACTGTTAGTTCACCTGTCTCTAAAAACTCATAATAATATTTCAAAAATTGAAGGAATAAGGGATACTCCTCTTGTACAACATTTGGTGTTGTTTGTTTAAAAAGGTTTGATAACTTATGTTCTAATGTAACTTTGTTATCAATCATCTAATTATCCACTTATAGAATTTGAGGTAAATGTGCTTTTCTCAAAATCTATTTGAACTAACTGATTTCTAATTGAAAATATGTTTTGATTGTCAGGTTCTGTTGTTAGTTCGATTGTTGTTGTATTTGTAGAACCAGCAGGTGGTATAACTTCTGTGACATTGAGTGTGATTTCTATTTTACCAGTTACATAATTAATCGTACCTACTGTTCTATTGACAAAGTTCTTGATTATATTTGCACCAGATGCTGATAAGTAATAGGATCTAATATTTCCGTCACCGTCATCGTCAAGAAAAATTGTGTTTGTGTTGCCACTTACTTTGAAACCAGTTGATGAAACTATACCGCCATTGTCAGCATTGTAACTTGCAGATGGATGAAATAATTGATTGTTGAAATCCAGCGTGTATTTCAAACTACTATTCAAAGTAGGTATGAAAGTTTTTATTATCTTTAGTTTATTTGAAACCGATACGATTGAGTCATCAGCATCTTGTAAATTCTTTGCATAAACTGAGTTTTTGAAAGATGTGCCAAAATTTGAAAGTGTTGTATTGTAAGTTTGTGCTTTACTAATCACATCATTTTCTAATTGTACATTTGTTTTGATTGTTGATTTTTCATCATATTCAAATGATGTTGTGCAAATAACTTTTGTTGTTTCATAGTCAACAATTTCTGGTAACACCGAGGCAATTGTATATTTTTTCAAATCGGTAATAATATTTTCTTTTGCCTGAGAATTTAAAGTTATAATATTTTTTGGTTTGATTGAAATAAATATTTTACCATAGATAGGTGGATCATTATCTTCTCCACCCCATACACTTACACTACTTGCGTTTGGATAAATTTTTGATAAAATTGTTTTATAATCCTGAGTTGTAACGGCACGATTTTTTGCAGTATTATTCAACCTTGAATTTGTTTTGATTGAATCGTTTGTTTCTGGTAACATACCACCTTGTGCAATTTCAGAAGTTACTACTGTAACATCAGTTTTACCAGATATTGAACCTGAGAATGTAAATTCAAATGCACCGTTTGCTTCAAACTCATTTGTTACGATGTATTCTAAAATGATAATGTTTCCATTGTCAAGTGCTTTACCAACAATACCGTCTCCAAAATAAACTTCGTATGATCCAGATGTTTGTTGTAAAAAATAAATTAAACTATCACTATTTTCATTTGTGATGTCTTCAACTCTTGTAAAAGTTCTTGTTGTATTATCAGACAAAGAATTTTGAACGGAGACTTTTAGAGTTGAAATATCAACCTTATCAGAATCAAGTATAAATTTTTGTTGTAAATTGTTTGAGTTCGCAGAATATCTTGTTGTTACCAAAGTACCTTCATAAATTGGTAACTGCAAAAATTCTAAAACTCCATTTTGCTTATTGATTGTAACGTCTTCGTTTACAAGAAATGAATAAGTTGAATTGTTTATATCAGATGAAAACTTTGTACCTTTTGTTATAGTAGCAGTTGACAAATCTTCAGGATTGTTTATCGTTACATTTAGATAAGCAATCGGTGCCTTTGACGATCTTGGTAAATAACCAAGAGTTTTAGCATGAGAAGAAATTGTGCTTTTCAAAACTGCGGTATCAAGAAACATTTCGCTTGAAGAAAAGTTCAAATTGTATGCAAGATAATGTGTATTGTATGCAAGTATGTCTAACAACACGTTCATACCAGAACCTTCAAAATTATAATCAGAAAACTCTGTTTGTGATTTTAGAAAAAGTTTTAGATTGTCTTTGATTCCATCGAAATCTAATTCGGTTATTTTATTTTTTGCCATTTATCGTAATCTCTCTAGTATGATTTCTGCCGTTTGTAAATCTGCTGGTGTATTATTCAAATAAAAATCGACCAACACTTGATATTTGTTATCATCATATAATGGGAAAACACGAACCCCTGCCAAGATTATTCTTGGTTCAAAATTATTTATAACGAGTTCTATACGAGTTGCAAGAACATTCGCTGTGATACCATCCATTGGTTCAAACAATAAATCTTGAATACCTGAACTTACTTCTGAATGAAAAGGTTTGTCAGTTGGCATCAAAGTAATCAAATGATTCAAACTTCTTTTTACAGATTGAACATCTGTTACTTTTGAAACATCTCCGGTAATCGGATTTCTTGTCATATTGAGATTCAAATCTTTATACTGTTGTGCATTTCTTTCAGAATCTTTTGTAAGAGAAGCGTCATACTTTACACTCATAACTATTATTTATAAGAATAAATGACAAATATACAAATTGAGTTTTATCTAAAATATAGATGTTACTTCTTTTATAAGGCAATCAACAAAAGATGTAGATAAATCAATTTTTATTGGCACTTCAAATGGTATTGTTATTTCATCCAAACTAATTTGAGAAAAATACCCTGACATTTTATTTTTGATATAGTTTGTAGGTGGTATCAATAATATTATTTTTTGAATACTTGCAATCAAGTCATTTATACCACTAATTACGTTTGGCGTTTCAGCAATAACTCCAAGTGGTCCAGCAGCAACTGCGGTAGTTGTAGATGAAAATAAACCTTGAACAAGAGATTTCATTGTGTCTTCAACTTCTTTGATAAGTTCAAACAAAGGATCTAACAAAGGTAAAAAACCTGCCATGACAAGTTCTGATAATTTAGTTTGTGCTTCTGAACCATCCCATTCTGGAAAAGGTATTTCACCTATGTCACCAAAATTCAAACCTTTCAAATATGAAGGCACACCGTCTATGTCCGGTATTTTCAATGGTATACCAATATTGAAATCATTTACGAAATCTCCAAATGCTAATGACTTTAAAGAACCAACTGGATCAGCACCGATTGAAATCAAATCTGCCATACTTGATAATATAGCAGTCAAACTTGACAATAACTCATTAAGCGCAGATATAACTGCCGCCGGATTTGCTTCTGCTATCACATCAAGAACAGCATTCAAAGAATCTAATAAAATAACGAAAGGTGCAAATTGAACATCAATTGTATTTTGCTTTACAAACTTATCAGATTGATCAATTAGACTTTTAATAAGTTGTTTCAGTTCTCTAAAATTTCTGTCAAGTTCTTCTTGCGTAAATGTCTCAGCAACTTCTTCAGTTGTTATATTCAAATTTTTTGAAATTATACAAGGTATACAAATATCAACAGATGCCATTATTCATAATCCTTCAACAAACTTTTCAACTTAGTAATCAAACTTTGAAGTTCTACCGTGTCAGTTGGTTCTTTCAAATAAAACAATGGACTACCCATGTTACCTACCCAGTTTGAACCTTTTATAATATTTTCTAAAACAGTGACTATACTTTCAAATATTTTTGATAATGATGTCGTATCATTTGCGAGGATCATTTTATCAACTTTCAAATTGAAATTGCCATCAACGGTTAGATTTGCGTTACCTTTGATATTTACATAATTACTACCGGCAACAATTTCATAATTGTCACCTACAACTCTTGTAACTTTATTTCCGTCTGCATCTATTTCGTAAAACGTACCAGATGTATGGTATTCATGAATTCTTTCTGAACCATTTGTGTCATCAAATTCTACAACGTGACCAGATTCAGATTCAAATACATGATTCCTAGGATACTCAGCATTATTTTCTATTTCAAGTTCATCCCATGTAGAACCATCCGCAGATGAAACGCCGGTTGTAGAATTATTTGCTTTTTCAATTTCGGATTGGTGTAAACCACCTCTTGCTAATCTGTTTGTATCAGGTTCACCAGTGATTGAAGGATAAATACCATTTGGATCATTGAAACCTTTTGATGAGTTTGCCGATCTTGAAGCAACTCCGGGAATCGAACCTAAAATCATTGGTTCTTGAAAAGCATCTGGATCACGAAAGAAACCAAACACCTGCGAACCTTCAACTAAGAATGAAGGTGTGTGTCCCATACCATCCATTGAAGGTGTGGTGACTGGATATATTATGTGCGCCCATTGTAAATCGTTTGTTGGTATTTTACTTTTGTCTTCGGTGTGATAAGAAAATAATCTTACACGAACACGACCTAATCTTTCAGGATCGTTCCTATCTTCTACTACACCTGTGAACCAGATGAAACCATCACGACCATAAAGATGTGAAATCATTTAACTATTTATTAGATTCTTTTTGATCTTTTTTTTCGTCTTCTTTTTTCTTTTTAGGTTTGACCATTTTGGGAACTTTGGTTTGTATATCACCAACTCCACTACGATCAATATAAGAATAGACGTATTCTTTGAAACTTTTCATTATGCGTTATCTACCAATACTAAACTAAATTCTGTTGAAATAGTTGCGTTTGTTGCGCCTTTCGTTCTAACTTCAAGATCAGTTTTTTCTACAAATTTAATTGGAATTGCAAATTCTAAAGTTTGGTTACTTTGATAAAGTGCCATTGTTTGAGAAATTCTAAATGTTTGCCCAAATGGTCTTTGAAATAAACCAATCAAAGTTTCTTGATTTTTTGATGCAGACGCTGAAAGTTGCATAAGATAACCAGTTTTACCAGCAGGTATAGTGTAAAATGCTTGCAATGTTTGCCCATATTGAGCATCAATTTCTGTAACATTTGTCCCACCAATTGAAACAATTATTGGATAAGCGTTTGTGTTACTATCAGTATAATACGCTCTGAATATTCTATGAAAACTTTGTGACCCAGCGGTTGAAGTTCCTGTTAATGATAATGTCTCAGTAACTTCATTATAATCTGTATCCAAACCTTCAATTATTATATCACCAGTATCAGAAGCGTTTGATGTTACTGTGACTGTTCCCGGAAAAGCACTATAATCAATAGTTGAAGTTGAAACGGTATCAGCAAGAGTCCACACAGTACAAAAATCTGCGGATGATGTGCCTTCAACTAATCCAAATTTGGAAACACCAGAATAACCGGCAAGTTGACCAGCAGATATAATTATGTTTGATGCGGCACCAAAGGTATTAACAATATTTCCTTCTTGATCTCCGATCATTACAACTTCGAAAGTTGTTTTGTTATGATCAAGATATTGGTCTGAATCTATTCTATACTGTGCCATTTCTCTTAAAAACTTCCAATTCTTTTTTTCGCTTCTTTTTGTCTCTAACTACAACTACCGATGAATCGTCACCTGTACCGGCAACGCTTGTTCCTGTTACGTTTGCAATTTCTTCAGATACTTTTTCTAAATCTTTGAGTGATACAAAGATAGGATTGTCTTCTGAATCAAAAACCTCAAAGATTTCAATACCCATTACAACGTCAATGGGTTCTTGATTTTCGATATTGTAAACCAAACTTTCATTTTGAATATATTCATAATCATTTTGCTCGGTTTTATACATTACATCATTTTTGAGTTTGTATGTGCCTTTTGATAAAGTTTGTATTTCGTTTGATTCAACAAGATCTGATTTTATATTATGATTTTCATATAGATAATCTAAGAATACGTTTTCTAAATCAGCAGATTCTTTGAATGTATCTTTGAGTAAATATAATGCAGTTGCGTATGAACCAAGTGTGGTACCAATCAATGGTATCTTTTTTAGGATTCTTCTTATATTGAAAACTAATTTATGAAAAACAGTATATGCGTTTTTTTCTTTTGATGATTCTAATTTGTCTGGTTTACCAGTTTCTGGATTGACTTTTCGATTGCCATTTTCATCAAAGATACCAAGTTTGTATCCGGGAAGTTTTTTGAAATCTGTTACCAGCAACTTTATAAAACGATAAGAAGCAAATAAATCTGTTACACGATTCATAAAACTATTTATAAGTTTTTTAAACTATTTATTATATTGTCATCGATGTCAACTTCTGGTAACTCACCATCGTTCAACATATTCAAATATATCATAAAAGTTTTGAGTTCTGACCAATATTGATGATTTATTTTAAAGAGTAGTAGAGTTGCCGCCGCATCATAACCAAAAACATTATTCAGTATGATCATATGATTTAATATCAATCTATCTTTTAAATCACCTGTCAACTGGTATTTGTTTAGAAGTCTTTTGATGTAACGAAATCTTTTCATGTCCTCATTGAATTCCTTTTCTGAACTACAATGTGGATTTCTATAATTTTTTACTGCAAAGAAATCAATATTATCTTTTGTTAATTTATCAAAGTCCATTCATAATATAGTTATAAGAAAAAATTAAACTATTCTTGCAAGAACAGCGAATGTTCCGGAAGATGTTCTTTCATAAACAAAACTAATTGATCTATCAGTTTCATCTTCGTTTATGAACTCATCGTAAGGAGTGTCTAAATCTTTTCCAAACTTTCCACCATACTGAACTAATGGTAATTCGATTTCACCTGAATCTTCAACCATGTTTACGTCACCGAAAGAAATACCAAACAATCCAAGTTTGCTTCTTAGAATATTTACAGCATTTTCGGGAATGATATATTCACGAATACCAATTGAACTTACAAATTGGTTTAGTTTTTCAACAACAGCATCGTCATTCAAATCAAACAGACCGCCGTTTTCATCAACGGCAACGTCTGATCTTGTGCTCATAACTTCTTGTAAATCTTGTCTTATTTGTTCGTATGATTTCATTTGTTATTTTCCTTATGCTA